CTTTCGGCGCCGCCGAGGTCATGGCCGCCGCCGCCTCGTAGACCCGGTGCGTACTGGCCTTGTAGACCCGATCCCCCACGGCGTAGTTATTTGGCCCCCATGCCGGGTTCGCGTCTTCCGCCGCCAGCGAGCTGGCTGTGATCATCCCCGCCGTAATCTGGATTGGCGACAATACGCTGCTTGCGTCTTCGTCATTGTCTATCATGCTGGTTCCGTGTAAATAGCGGTGCCGCCTGACGACACCTGCTCGAACTGGTTCGCGAATTTATTCGTGCTGCTGGCCGTGGTGCTGGAGCTATTCGCCGTACGCATGGTGTTTTCCTCTACGCTTGCCATGCGCGCATTCATCGTGCGCAGCTCGGCCACCGTGTTGGCCCCGCTGTTCTGGTTCTGCAGGTACTCGGGGCTGTTGAGGAAGCCCTGCTTGATGGCCTCCCAGCTGGTGCCCTTCGCGATCTCGTCGAGGTAGAACTGCAGGCCGGCCGCGTCGGCATTGCGCCCCAACAGAGTGCTATACAGATTCTCGATGGCGCCGATGTTACCAGTTTCGGCCGCCACCGGGTTGGTCGCGGCAGCGGTCTTGAGCGCGGCGATTGCTTCGGCCAGTGTAGCCAGCGCGCCGGGCAACGAGTTGAGTGTGGCCGAGGTGCCGGTGGCGATCGCCACCGCCTTGCGCTGTTCTTCCAGGATCGCATCGAGCCGCGCGATCTGCGCGTCGTAGGCGCGCTGGGTCGCGGTTTTCTGGTCTTGGAGAGCGAGCAGGGTGCGCTCGGCCACCGAGAGCTGCGAGTCGGTGATCGCGCCCAGTTCCTTGATGTCGCGGCCGGCGGCGGCCTGGTCGCGCAGGTACTCGGTCATGCTGCCGTAATTGTCGGTGCTGTTGCTGCCCAGTGCCGCGAGCGAATCCCTCAGGCTGTCGGCCGACGGCAAGACGCCGCTCGCCTTGGCGATTGCGATGGCGGCTACCACCTGCGCGCGGGCCGCGCCGTACGACGCCACGCTCTGCTGCGCGCTGCGCACGGCGGTGATCGGCGCGGCCAGTGCGTCGGACAGCGATTTGAGGTTGCCGATCTTCGTCGTCACTGCCGTGATGCTGTCGTTGATGGCGGCAAGCGCGGCGTCGAGTGCGGTCTTGGCGGCGGTCTTCTGCGCGTCCACCACCTTGCCCAAGTCGCTGTAGGCGGCATTGATCGCCGATACCATCGCATTGACCTGCGCGATCTGCGCGGCGGCCAGATCCTTGGCGGCCTGCGCGGCGTCGGCGGTGGCCTTCTCTTCGGCCTTCAGTGCGGCCAGGCGGTCGTACAGCGCCACCGTGCTGGCGTCCATGCCCTTGATCTCCAGCGCGCGCACGGCGGCCTCTCCGCCGCGCGCGGCGAGGATAACGTCGATCTGGTCCTGATAGCCTTTGTTCGTCGCCGCCAGCGCGGCAACGACTTCCTGAGCCGCCTTCACTTGGGCGGCGGCGATCTCGGCCTCCGCTTGCGCCTTGGCCTTGGCTTCGTCCGCCGCAGCCTTGGCCGCCGCCTCGGTGGCTTTGGTGATCTCGTTGAACGCCGGCGCCAGTGCGAGCAGCTGGGCGAACATCGTCGCGCCGGCCTCGGTCGTCTTGTCCAGGCCCAGCAGGTAGGTTTTGAACTGATCGTTGGTGGTCAGGCCGGCCACACCCATCGACTTGAGCGCGTCGGTCAGCTGCTTCTGCACCGGGGCCAGCTGCTCGGCTTCGGTCAGGAAATTCTGCTGGAAGTAGGTCAGGCCGCTACCCAGTGCTTCCAGGCCGCCGTTGACAGCGATGAAGCTCTCGCGCGCGGCGATGCTGCCGACGCCTACCGCGCCGAACGAGGTGCCGACTGCGGCGAGCATGGTGTCGAGGTTCGCGTAGTTGGTGACGATGCGCTCCATCGTCACGCTGAGCGATTCGCCTTCCTTCTGGAACTTGGTCAGGTTCGGCACCAGTTCGACGGCGATGCTGTCGGCGACGCCTTCGAAGAACTTGGTGATGGCGCCGAGCTTGTCGGAGTCCGTCGCCAAGCCGGTCAGGTCGATGCTCAGTTTCTGCACGCGCGTCGACAGCGCGGAGGTGTCCGCGCCAATGGTGTCGCCCAGCACCTTGGACACGTCGAGGATGGCCTTGTAGGTGGACGAGAACGCGGCCGACTGCTCGCTCGAGAGCGCGGTGCTGTCGGTGCCCTTCTTGTCGCTGCGGAACCAGCCGCCCTTCTGCGTCCAGGTACTGATGTTGTTGCCGGTCGCGCCGGCCGCGGTGAGCGAGCCGTCGATGATCGTGCTCTGTACCTTCTTCTCGCCCATGCCGAACAGACGATTAGCGACGCCGCCGAGCAAACCACCGATCAGCGCGCCCAGTGCGGTGCCGACGACGGGCACGATGCTGCCGATGGCCGCGCCGATGGCGGTGCCGGCGGCGACGGTGTTCTTGCTGCCGTACTGGCCGGAGATCAGGTTGCCGCCGAGGTAGCCGCCCGCTGCACCGGCGAAGATGCCGACACCGGCGCCCACGGCCGAACCGCTGGTGATCGCCGAGCCGGTACTGGCCATGCCCGCGCTGTTGTAGGCGGCGGACGCGGCTGCGGCCTGGCTGCTGGTCAGGCCCATGCCGGCGCCGAATGCCGAGGTAGCCGACGAGCCGAATAGGTTGCCCAGCGTGGTGACGTAGCCCCCCAGCGCGGTGCCGGCCCCGGCGAAGCCCGAGGTGAATCCTTCGTAGATCGATTTGCCTGCGTTGATCAGGCTGACGCCGCTGGCCGCACCGCCAGACGAAGCCCCGCCGCTCAATGCCGTGGCGATATCGCCTACGCCGCTGGACGTGGTGCTGATGTTGATCAGCCACTTCTTGATCGTCATCTGGTACAGCCAGTCGAAGAATATATTCTTGAAGGTATCCTTCAGGCGCGTGGCGGTATCCTTGCTGCCGTCGAGGATCGAGACGAACGTCGCATGCGCGGTGTCGTCGATGCTTTTCCAGAACGACACTTGCGCGGCGGCGGCATCGTCGCTGGCCTTCTTCTGTTTGTCTAGCACTTCAAGGTTGCCCATGGCGGCGATATTGCGCTTGCGCGCTTCGATCTCGCGCTCCAGCTGCGCCACGGTGTCCTCGCTCAGGTCCAGCGCGGCGCGCTGCGACAGCCGATCCTCGTCGCGCGCCAGCGTCATCCGCGCGATCTCGATCTTGGTCTTGCCGTAGACGGCCACCAAGTCCTCGTTCGCGGCGGCTTCGGCCACCAGCGCGGTGTAGTTGGCGTCGCGCTCGTCGGCCAGAGCGGCGACGGCGGCGCGCACCTGCTTGGCGGCGGCGGCGTTCTTCTCCAGCGCCTGCGCGTTGTCGAGCAGCGCGCGGATCTCCTTGATGTGCTCCTTGGTCAACACGATCTTGCCGGCGGCCAGTTCCTCGTCTAGCTTGATGCGCGCTTTCTGCGAATCGGTCAGCGTGTCGCCGCCGTCGATCTCCAGCTGGTCGGCGGCCATCTTCTCTTTGATGGACGCGATCAGGCCCGCGTAGGCTTTCTGCTCCTTGTCGGCTGCGGCTGCGGCCTGGTCGGCGGACTTCTTGCGCGCGGCGTCGATCTCGGCTGCGTTGAGGAACGTGGCCACCTTGACGGCGGTCGCATTGGCGATCAGCTTGTTGGCTATGGCGTCGCCCGCGTCCTTTACCGGTGCGACTTGGGCCGCCGCCGTGGTGCCGAGGTCGACCCATTTCTTTTCCCACACGTCGAAGGCGGCGCGCGCTTTCTCCGCGTCCTCTGCCGCCATGTCGCCGATACCGCCGGCGCCAAATGCGGACTTCAGCGTAGCCGCCCCGCCTTTGAAATCGAGCGTGGTAAATTGGTGCAACGCGCTGTAGTACTGCCCCAGCTGCGCGGCCCACACGCCGATCTCGGTGGCTACGGCTTTCACTACGAAAGCGACGTTGCCCGCCAGAATAATAAACACGCGCAGAATCTCGGTCAGCGGGGCGAACTTATCCGCCGCATTGTCCAGCTCTTTGCCGTTGGTAGCGAAGTCATCGGCCAAGGTGGTGAGCGTCGGCAGCAGGCTGGCCGCGATGCGCGTGCCGAGACCCTGAGCGGCAAAGCCCAGTTCGTCGATCTTGTCGTTGAACGCGCCGGCGTCGGCGGCCACCTGCTCGGTGATGCCGGACAGTTCTTTGCCCTTGCCGATCAGCGCGTCGATGCCGGCGGCGCCGTTGTCGAGCAGCACGGCCGCCTCTTGCCACGACTTGCCCAGCACCTCGGCGCCGAAGGCCGCGCGCTGCTGCGGGTCTTGGATATTCTTGAAAATGTCGGAGAGCTGCTTGAACGCTTCGAGCGGTTCGGTGGCGGTGATGCCCAGTTCGCGGAACTTGGCCCCGTCCTTGCCGATGTTCTGCGCCAGCTTGGTGATGGACGCTCCCACCCCTTCGAGCTGGGTGTCGGAGAGCTTGGCCCCGTAGGCGAGGCCCGCGAGATCCTCAATCGCCACGCGGGTCCGCACGCTCAAATCGTTGAGCGCGTCGGCGGCGTCGATGCTTTGCTTGATGAAAGAGGCGAAAGCGCCGATGGAGAGACCACCGGCCAGCCCTGTCAGCAGCCCTTTGAGTGCCTGGGCGCTCGCGCTCATGGCGTCCAACGCGGTGTTCACATCGCGCCGCGCCGCCTGCATGTCCTGTCGAAGCCGGGCTATGTCAGCGCGTAGGCGGATCTCAACATCGCTGACAATCGTCATTAGGACTTCTCCAGTTTCTTGGCCTTGCGCTCAAGGCGCCTTTCCTCGCGGTCGAGGGACTTCTCCGCTTTTTGGTTCCGCGCCCACCGCCATTTCGATTCGAACTCAGGCCATGGGCAAGGTGCTTCGCGCTTTGTTGCAGCGAACGATTCGCCCAAATACGCCTTGGACAATTTGATCAGCAGCCGCGACTGGTACGGTTGCCATTCTATACCAAGCAGGTGCTCCCACGCCACCAAATCGACCGCTTCAATCGGCCCGTCCTTCTTGGTCGGGCCTATCTCCCACAGGTAGTCCAACAGGTCACGCCCCCAAGACACCGGGGGCAGTTCCAGCGGCAAGCCGCTGGCCTCGATCGTATCGCGCCGGGGTTTCTCTGGCGGCGCCTTCGTGTCCGAGGTGCTGGCCTCGGGCGTTGCGTTTAGCCAGGCTGCGAAGCGGACGAATCGGTGGAGGTCGTCGCTTGCTCTGGCAAGTAGTTTCCCCGATCACCCGCAAACTTGTTCAGGCCGGCGGCGATGTGTCCAATCTCCAGATCCTCGTAGGCTGCGCGGTACGCCGCATTGCCGACGCGGCCCTCGTAGTCGAAGCCGTCGAAGGAAATGGTGATCGCGGCCAGGAATACGGCCAAATCCTTAGCGTCGGCGTCGGCTTCGCGCTTGCTGTCCTTGCCGTTGATCAGCGCGGACAGGCCGCCTGATTTTTTCTCGGTGAAGGAATGCAACGCGGCTTGGAAAACTTTGGTGCCTGGGCTGTGGTGGGTGATGGTCCACGGCGTGCCGTCTTCGGCGTATTGCACGTCGCCCTTGGCGTCCGTGACTTGGTACTTGCCGACCGGCAGAATGGCGAGGGATTTCAAGCTTTTCATTTGGATTCTTTCTTGGGAGGATTAATGCACCTTCGGCCACCTGCGCCCTCCCAAGGGCGACAGGTGACCGTCAGTGCTGGTTGTGGCCTAGTGGCCGGGTTCTTACGCGGCCGGGGTCGGGATGACCGGGGTCGCTGCTTTCAGGGCTTCGGACTGCAACAGCAGGGTCATGGCGTAGGTCAGGTTGTCGTTGCTGCCGCCGCCGGACTCGGACAGGTTCGACACCTGCGCGGTGCAGTACAGCACCGAGCCGGACTGGCGCACGACGGCGAACGAGGCGACCGAACGGTCACGCATCACCGTGTCGGCGGCGTCGAACGCATCGGTGTCTCCGTCTTCACCTTCCTCCAGCACCATCCACTCGGAGTCGATCAGCTGGTAGTTGCCGACGCGGCGCCGCACCAGGCCTTGACTCACGACGTCCAGCTCGGAGGTGTTGGACTGGCGGCCTTCCATGGCGCCCACTTGGGTGACGGTGAACTCCAGTGCGCCGGCGCCGAAGTACGTTTCGAACGCGGCCTCGGTGTCGTCGGTTGGGCGGCCGGCTTTAATGAACAGGCGCGTGCCTGCGTAGGTCTCGAAATCTGCTGGAAACGGCATAATGTTTTCTCCTGTTGAATGCCCGCGCGCACCATTGCGTGACGGGCGGGCAAACCGATACCGTATTCTAATTCGGTTCGGAAAAAGTTACCATGAAATCCCGTGATTTTTCATGGATTTTATCGTCGCCCACCGGCAGATCCGGGCCTTCGCCCTGCTGAAGGATGGACTTGACGTGGTACGACAACACCGTGCCGGTGTGGACGCCGGCGCCGAGCGCTGCGGCTTTCAAGATTTTCTCACTGACTTCGTACCCTTTGGGGTCCTTCGCCAGCACGGTGACCTGCACGCGGGTGCGCATCGTCTTGCCCGGCTGGCGGCGCGCGATGGTGCTGATCTCGTCGCCGTAGATGCGGGTCACGCTGATGGCCGGCAGCACCGAGAACTGCGCGACGGCGCCAGCGTATATCCGGTCGGCCGGCACCAGTAGCGTTACCGCAGGATCGGCTATCAGGAGCGCGCGGACGATGGCGACGGCGCTCATGCGGCGGCCTCGTCGGGCGGCACGGCGGAGGGCACGTCCAAGCCCTCCTTGGTCAAGCGCTTGCGGATCTGCGTCTGCACGGCGGCCACGGCCTGTGAGAACTTCTCGTCGGCGGCCGGGCGCATAAACGGGTGCGGGCGCGAGCCTGGGTGCTCGACGCTGCGCACGGTGTTGCCGTTGACCGTCATGGCGCGCGCGGTGATAGGGTGGGCGCGGGTGCCGTATTCCACCATGTGGGCGTAGAAGGCCAGTGCGTTGCCGACCTTGACGCTGGCCGACACCTGGCCGTCTCGGGTCTTACGCGTGGTGATGCGCGCCGACTGGCGCAGCAGGCCGTGCTCCACCGGGATATTCTGCTTGACCTGATCAAGGTACACCTTGGCCCCCGCGCGCAGCGCGGAGCGCATGATGTTCGTCTCCAGCTTGGCGGGCAGCGTCTGGAGCAAGGCGTCGAGCGCCGCGCCGCCGGTGATGTTCTCCTGGCTCACGAGCTGAACTCCTTTATGGTGAATTCCAGCCACTCGCGCCGGCCGATCTCCGCCGGCCCCGCGCTGATCTGGTGGATAGTGTCGACCTCGTTGTGGACGATCACCCGCATGTCGGAGCTGATGCCGCGCAGGTAGCGGATGCGCACACGCGCCGGCTTCTCGGACAGGTTGATGGCCTGGCCGTTGCGCTCGGCGTTGCCTGGCAGCGTATCCCACACCTGGGCGGGCACGCGCGCGAAGACGGTTTCCCATCCGCCGGGCTGCGGCCCGTACTCGCCGTCGTCGACCACCGTCGGGCGCTGGATGGTGACGCGCCGGTCGAACTGGCCGCCGGTGATCATTGGTACACCACGTACGGCTGCAGGAGCCACTTGTAGAAGTCCTCGGGCAGCGCGTAGGTCTGGCCCTCGTTGACCATGCTGCGGTGCTCGTAGAACGCGTTGATGGCCAGCAGCATCCACTGGCGGATCGGCTCTGGCACGCTGGACGCATCGGCGTATCCGGCTTGGTACTGGACGATCACGGCGCCGGCTTGCGCACGGGTGGAGGGCCAGCTGGCGCCGGGCGCGGCGCTGATCGTCGGCGGGTCGGCGAACTCATCCACCAGGTAGTCGGCCAGCGGCTGCGGCGTGCCGTCGCTGTCGACATAGGTGATGCTGTTGATCTCGCGCAGCGGCGGGCGCGGCACCTTCAGGACCATGCAGAAGCCGTCCGCACCGAAGGCCAAGGTCTGCGGCATCAGCGCGCGGTTAAGCCGTTCCTCGGCCATCTGGCGCGCGGCGCGGATCATGCGCGTGATGTCGGTGTCCTCGTCGGTTCCGATCACCCGCAAGTTGGCCTTGGCCTCCGCGAGGGTGATCGGTTCGTCGGTCGGTGGCGTGATGACTTTGATCATTGCGTGCGGTTAGCTCAAGTTTCGGCATGCTGCGCGGCCTGCTCGCAATGTGATCGTTGAGCCGATAGCCAGGGTGACGATCAGTTTGAACACGATATGATTAGTAAGCGCCGGAATAACGAAGTCCGGAATCTGGAACAGGGCCGTGCCGAAAGGTGTGACTACCGAAGCCGGTCCATTCAGCATGCACGAGTGGATTTCGATATCCGCGAAGCTGGAATTTTGCACCTGCGCTATCAGCTGCAGCGACGACACAGCATTGACGGCATCGACCGCTACTTCCATCATCGAGCCGCCAATGGTCTCACCGATGGCGAACGCCCCGGACGCGACGGTGATCGTTTTTTGCAGGCGAACTGCCGAGCTAGCAGTGACGGAGCTAACAGCTATCTGCTGCCACTCCCCTTGGACGCCATCTGTACGCGCAACCTTTGAGGCAACGGAAGTGGCAGTGCCGTACTCTAACTGGTGCGTCCAGCCAGTGGCCACCGAACCTGACATGCCGGTACCTGTATTGGTACCACCGGTGCCCACCATGCGGCCGCCGGTAAGCATGTTCCCGCCCTTGAAGTTAGTGAAAAGATCGAGCGGACTGGTCGGCAGCGGCGAACTCTTCAGACCTATGATTTGCAAAACGCGAGCGGCGAAATACTGACCCCACGGGATTGATCCTTTCATCACAGGGTGAATATTGTCCACCTGGTAGTAGCCGGATAGCTCTCCCCCGGTGGTGATGTCGAGGAACGATTCAGCAACATCGATTAGGTATGCACCTGCATTTGCTGCACAGTAATTCTTGATGAAGTTGTTGACTTGGTTATAAACTACCAACTTTGCTGGAACAGCATTAATTTGCGTGGCATTCGGGAGAATCGTGCACGCCAACAGAATTGCTCCGCTGGCTAAAATCTTGTCGAAAATGGTTCCCAAAACCGCAGTGATATTAGCGGTAGTGTCACTATTGACAATGTTGTTATACCCTGCCATTACGCTGACGTATTTCGGCGACAGGGACAGCGCATCCGCGTCCATCCGGGCCAAGATGTGCTCGACGCGGTTGCTACCCACGCCGGCGTTTCGCAACAACTGCATTTGGCCGTTCAGGAAAACGTTGGCCCATGCAATTGTGCCTCGATCATTGAAACTGACAACCGCAGGGAACGTCGTCGACGTCGGCAGCGGCGGCGTCATGCTGCCGTAGTCGGCAACCAGCGGATTCGTGGCCTGACCGGTCATCGAATCCCCCAGGGCGACCCACGTGTTGGCGGGGCGAGACGTCTGCACGACCCTCAACACCGCATCGGCAGTCTTCGCCACCAGCGAGCCGGTCGTGCACTTGATCTCGACGGTGAAGTCACCTTCGAATGCGCCTATCGTCAGTGGCGCCGCGCCAATCGTCGTCAGCGCGCCCACGGCCGCGCCGCTGGCGTCGTAGCGCTGATAGGTGCCGGTGGTGCCGGCCGTCGGCGTGATCGTCAGGGCCGAGCCTTCCGTCAGAGGCACGATGGCCTTGCGGTTGGCGATCAAGCTGACCGTGCCGCGCTTCGGTACCGCCGGCTGGATCATCACCGGTTGCCGCTCGCGATACGCCACGGTGCCGCCGGTCAGTGTCGCGGTGGCGTTGCCGCCCGCAATCAGCGAGGCCTCCAGCGCCGAGTCCAGCGTGATGATGGACTGAGGCGCGAAGCCGTCGTACGTCGAGAGCAGGCGGATGGTCATTATTTTTTACCTTTGTCGGCTGGCGCTGGGGCCATTTTGTTCTTTGGTGCTTCGTCCATCTTCTCGCCGCCCAGCAGGTCGTCCTGGCTGTCGGCTGGCGCGGCTTTGCTGGTGGATACCAAGCCGGCCTTTTCCAGGTCGGCCATCTCACCGGGGCTTGCGTCGACCGGATCGCCGGCCACGTAAGTGCGGGCGTCGTGGGCGAAACTGTCGAGTGCGGTTGCTGTGGTTTTCATGTTCTGCTCCTGGCTTTAGAAAAAGCCGGGGATCACTCCCCGGCCGTTGCTTTACGCGGTCAGCGCACCTTTGACGCGCGCTTGTGGGCGCCAGTCAACCAGGGCCAGCCGCTCCTCGGCCATGATGGTGACTTTGTTCTCGACAAAGTCGGTGCCGTTTTCCGTCGACACCACGACGTTCGCATCTTCGCGGTCGAAGATTTGCGCCGACTGGCGGAAGTTACCGGCCAGGAATTGACCTTGCGTCATCGCCAGGGTGGTGACGATGCGGCGGCCCCACAGGGTCGGCGCCAGGTTGCCCTGCGGATTGCCGATCAGGTAACGGCCCTGGGTGTCCTTCTGCAGCTCGATGCGCGCCCAGTTCGAAGGGTGCAGCACGGCGGCATCGGCGGGCAGCAGCGCCAGCTCACCTTGCAGGAACGCGAGGCGCAGGATATCGATGTCGGTGGCGCCGGCGATGGTGATCGGCGCGACGTAGGCGGTGGCGGTGGTGTAGATGCCGGCCAAGTTCTGGCCGGTGCCCGAACCCATCAGCAGCTGCACGTCTTCCACGTACGACAGGCCGTAGCGCAGGCGCTCGTCGATCATCGATTGCATGGCCGGGGCGTCGTCCAGGATCTCGGTGGTGGCCTTGATCCAGTGGGCCAGCTTGATCACCTTGGCGTCACGCTGTTCGAAGGTCAGATCGGATTCGGGCTTGAGCGTGCCCTCGGCCACCGGTGCGGCGCTGTTGGTGAACACCAGCTCGCGGAAGTACTGGATCAGGTTCGACGAGGTGCGGCCAGGGGCCAGCAGATCGCGCACTGTGGCGGGGCGCTGCGGCAGCGGCAGCACGCCAGCCAGGCGGTCCGGAGCGACCAGGGTACCGCCGCTGGCGGTCAGGCTGGAGATCTGTTTGACGTCGACGCGCAGCTCATGGCCAACGCGCAGGCGCTCGCCCTTGCCTTTACCTTGGTGTTCTTTGAAGGCTTCGCTGTTGATGAACGCATAGCCGGGGGTGTTCGGCGAAGCTTTTTCTTCCGAGTGACGGCGGGCCATCTTCTGGATCAGGTCGTCCAGTTCGGCGCGCGCTTCGGTCTGCTTGGTCATCAGCTCGTCGACCTGGCCCTTCATGCCTTCGGTCATCTGGATGCCGCGCGCGGCTTCGGCGACGGCTTTCTCGGCCTTCTCGCGCACCTGGTCGGTGAGCTTGTCTACTGCTTTTTGGATTTCGGACAAATCGGACATGGTGTTTCCTTTTGGGGTGAGTTTAGATATTCGCGTTCTGGATACAGGCCAGAATCGCGCTCAGATCGTCGCCTTTGGTGTCGCCGGGCTCACCCCGGAGCAACTTCGACAGGCCATGCACGGCGAGCGCGGCGGCCTGCGATTTTGAGAACCCGCCTGCCTCGCGCAGGAAGTCCTCGTATTCTTTCATAGTCGGCAGCGTGCCGGCCTCGATCATGCTCTTGACGTCGGTCATGCGCGCGGCGTCGTTCATTGGATTGGTCACCACGCTGATCTCCACCAGGTCCAGCTCGTGGAGCGTGGTCACGCCGGTTTTCTTGTCGTAGCTGTCGCGCTTAATGCGGTAGCCGATAGAAAGCCCGGTGATGGTCTTAGTCTTCATGCCCTTGTGGGCGATGCGCGCGTACGGCGCGTCCTCGATCCACAGGTCGGAGTCGCCAAGCAGGCCGTGCTTGTCCTCGGTCAGGTTCGACCACGCGCCGATTGGCTCGTCGGTCTTGTGTTGCCACAGGGTCGGCACCGCGCGGCCCGACTTGCCCCACATCTCCAGGCTCTTGCCGAAGGCGCCGAACTCGACGACATCGCCGCCCTTATCTACGTTGCCGAAAACCGAACCGTAGCCGGAAAAGCGGCCGGCGTCGGTCAAGCTTTTCAGGTCCAGGTCAATCGATTTGGTCAAGTAGTTCATGCGGGCGGGTTTCCTGTGGTGTCTTGCGCGATTGTATCAGGGTTTTGCGTCGTGCTCGTGATTTTTCCGACCATATCGAGCGGAATCATGTTGCTTTGCATGAACAGATTGTCGCCGCCGGGCAGCGGTTCCAGGTTCTCCAGCGACCGGCAAAAGTTCGGGGTGTACACGGCGGCCTTGATCATCTTGTCGTAGTACGCCGACCGGCCGCTGCTGTCCATGCGGAAGAAACCTTCGCGGCTGAATTCGGCGAAGTAGCGCAGGCGCTCGGCCGGTGTGAGCAGGTTCTTGGCGATGCTCTGCTCGATGCCCACCAGGTCCGGGTCGATCACGTACTGGAGGAAGCCAAGATTCTGCTGCTCGCGCCCCGTGCCCCAGTTCGACACGGCCGTACCGTGGCCGATCATCGCCGGCGGCACGCCATACCACCGGCACAAGTCCTCGACGCTGGCGCTCACCTGCTCCATGAGTTGGGCGTCGACCGGATTGATCGTCAGTTGCTTGTACTGGGCGCCGCCCTCCATCAGGTACTGGCGGCCGAGCGTGGCGTCGCCGAAAACGCCGTCGATCATCGCGGTCTGGATCTGCGCGCGCTGGTCCTTGGTCAGAATTTCGTTGACTGTGACCACCCCGGACGGGCGCATGTTGCCGTTGAACAGGGTGGACGACGCGGCCTCCGCGCTCTGCGCGCGGGCCATGGATCGGGCGCCGACGCCGATCGGCGACAAGCCGGTCAAACCGTCCTCGGTGAAGCCCTTGATGTGCCAGATGTCGCGCTCGGTGTATTCTTTCCGGCCGCTCGGATCGGCGTAGATGAACTGCACGTCGCCGCCGGCCGGGCGCCGCACCGTCATCAAAGCCGGGTTCAGGGGGTCCAGCGACACGATGCGCGCGCCGCTGAAGGTCTTGAGCACGTAGGCATTGCCCCATGTGTCGAGGCGCACCTGGATCGAGTTCCAGAAGTCGCGCGCCGTCATGTCCGCGTTGGGGGAATCGTGCAGGAGACGGTAGAGGGGATGCTCGCGAGCCACGCGGCGGGACTCGCGCCCGTTGACCTCGGTGCGCTCGTAGATGAACAGCGGCAGGGTGGAGATGGCATTCGATTTGAGCTTGACGCAGGCCCACACGGTGGAGAGCTGCAGCGCGCGGTCGATCCGGGGGGTGTTGTCGCCGACGTTGTAGCTGCCCTTCGTCACGTCGCGGTTGCCGGGGTCGCGGTCGATCTGCCGATACGCGAGCGCATCGCGGATCGAGAAGTAAATCGCCTTGAGCGAGAAGCCCTTCGGCTTGCCTTTGTCGCTCATGTCACCGCCATGTCCGCAAGATAGTCATCCCATGTCCGTTTTCCATCTTCCACTTTCTGCGGCATCACGCCGATTGCCATGGCCAAGGCCACCATACCATCGATGCGGCCGCGCGCGGTGCGCTTGTCGAACTTGCGGGCATCTGAATCGCCGACGACTCGTGCATTGTGGCAGCACATATTCAAAATCGGATCGTTTCCGTGGCGCAGTTGCCCTTCGAGCAGACGGACTTCCAATTCGCGGAGGGCCGGCGTCATCGATTTAGTTCCTTGGCCAAACTCGACAAATCGATCTATGTTTTCGATCGGCATGTCGGCTTCGTCCAGCCATGGGCGCAATTGTTGCATGTGATACCGGTCGAATGCAATCAATTCCACGTCAAAGTCAATGAAAATCTTGCGCAAAACCTGTGCGACGTGGCGGTATTGTACCGACTTTCCAGGCGTTGTCTGCAAAAATCCTTGCTCCGCCCACACGTTCCACTGCACTTTATCCTTCTCTGACTTGTCTTTTAGGCCGTGTTCGGGCAGCCAAAACCATGGATAAACGCTCCCGTCGTCCGCATCCACCAGCACCAGGGCGGTCAAATCGTGCACGCTGGCCAGGTCCAGGCCCCCGAAAACACGGGGGCGAGGCCGGCGAGTAGGCTCCGCGCCGTTCGCTTCCCATATACTCTTATTAACAAAACTTGAAACAAGATCAATTCTCTGGTTGAGCACTAAATTCCTGAAGGCTGGCTCAAACGACGGTATGGCCTTGGCCTTGGCGCACTGCTTGCGCACGTCCTCGATGGACCGGAACAGACCGAGCGCGGGATTCGCCGCATACCAGGCGTCCTCGTCATCGAGCGCGCAATCTTCCGGCGCGGCGTAGATGTGCTTGACGATCTGCGGGTCGTCTGGGGCATCGATCAGCAGCGAGAGCATGTCGGCATCGGTCGGCGCCTGGGTGCTGATGATGATCTTCAATGGGTTCTTGTAGGCGCCCTGCGACGTCTCGATTGCCTCCACGAATGGGTCCGTCGGGCCTTTAATCTGGCCCATTTCATCGAGCACCGCGAGAGCCAACGATTTTCCGTGCGCTGTTTTACCCTCGGCGGCCATAGCCTGATACTCGACATTCTTAGACAGACCTATAAGCTTTTTAGCCGAGGGGAAAATCTTAATCCTAGCTGCCAATTCCGGCGACATATTAATTGCTTTTACGGCAAGATTAAACAGAATCGCGGCCTGCTCACGAGACATAGCCCCGGAGGCAATCTGGCTATTCTCCAAGGCTTCCGGGCCGGCGATATGCGCCAGTAGGATCACCATGATGGTGGCGGTCTTGGCGTTTTTCCTCCCGATGGACAGGATGGCGGTGTGCACCGGTACCGGCGAATCGTATATAGCGAGGATGAACTTGCGCTGGAACGGCTCAAGCTTCAACGGCTTACCGACCATCTCCCCTTCTGGAATTCGTATAAACGTCTCGGCGAATCGTATGACTCGCTCGCCGCGCGTTTCCTTTTTTATCGCCGCCATGCTATTATCGCTTTCATTGAAACTTACTTGGAGCAAAAATGCCCGCAGCACTCGACCTATCAGGCCAAAAATACGGCCGACTCACCGCCATTTCTCTGGACAAACGATCTGCTTCTGGCGCTCGCCGATGGCTGTTTCGATGTGACTGCGGAGCCGAGGTCGTGCGAAACGGCGCCTTAGTCCGGTACGGTACGACCAGCTCCTGTGGATGCCTGCGTAAAGAAACCACGGCCGCGTCGCGGCGTCGGGATTTAACGGGGATGGTGGTGGGCCGCCTAACCGTACTGGGCTTGGCGATCGAACGCCATAGCCACAATCGCATCGCATGGGATTGCGTCTGCGAATGCGGTGCCCGCACCACTAAAAACACCCACGCGCTCGGCAAGAAAAATCCTACGCTGTCCTGCGGCTGCTTGCAGCGCGAGACTATCCGTGCTCTTGGCAAATCGTCCCGCCAGGAAAACCCGGTATCGCGCACCCCAGAATACCGGGCCGAGATCCGTAGAAAACGCCGGTCGGACCCTGCAACCGCTATGGCGGAACGCATGTCGCGCATGCTCTGCTGGGCATTGGCTAGCGTCAACGCCGTGAAGTCCGGCACCACCTTCGACGCGCTAGGGTACAGCCCCGCCGACCTGAAGGCCCACTTGGAAAAGCAATTCACCGAGGGCATGTCATGGGACAACCGCGACCAGTGGGAGATCGACCACATCACCCCGATATCCTCTGCGCGCACGCCCGAGGACGTGCTGGCGCTGAACCAATTATGGAACCTGCGGCCGCTGTGGGCGGACCTGAACAACGCGAAAAAGAATCGGCGCGAGTTTCTCATCTGATCATGCCAGCAGGTCATCCTCTTGCTCGACCTCGGCACGCAGCTTGCGTGCGTTCGCCTCGTTCTTGCGCTGCTTGGTCGGCGCGCGCGGGTCGCCGGTGGCGCGGCCGATCATCTGCAGCGAACGGCCGAGGGCCATCTGCCGGCGCGCAAGCGCTTCGTTGATCCCCACCAGCGGATTGGCCACCTTGGTCCCGCGCTCGTTGGTCAGCACCCGGCCGTCCAGCGCCAGCTCGGCGCGCACTTCCTCCTGCTCCACCATGCACTCGGCCAGTTGCGCGGCGATCGTCAGCTGGTGCTCGTTCCATTCCTCGCGTGCGCGTGCGCGCACAATGTCCGCGAAGTACGGCTCGGCATCCGCAGAAAGCTGCACGTGTGGCGGTGGGCGCAGGTCCGGCGAGGCCGCATTTTTTGCCGCGTTTATCGCTGCGGTCGCGCTGTCGGATCGGGTTTTTCGAGTTGCCATAGTGTAAGTCTCAGGTCAGCAAATTGTGAGTTAGAGTTTGAAAAGAGGCTCGGCGCGGTCCTTACCGAAAGCAACTACTTGCACTTTTGACAACCCCCTCGGGTGTTGCAGAAAAACAACGTTGCTCGGGAGGAATGTTTCTCGGATGACAACTCGCATCGGGTTACATGTTGCTTTTCAGCAACGACGGACGATCTCGTTTTCGGCCGCCGCGTCGGGATCATCGACCGCGACACCCACCACGTCGGCACCAGGTACGCTCACGGGCGGCAACAACGCCTCCCATTGTTTCTGCTCGTCGTCTTTCGCCGCCGCGTCCTTATCGAATTGGGCAGCGCGCTCGGAGTGCTGCTGCGCGCGCTCTGCAGCCTGGTCGGCTTGCTCACGCAAGGATAGCGCGCGCATGCACGCATCATAATTCGCCTTGCGCTCACGCTCGGCCTCGGTGCGCAAACGCGCTGCAGCATGGTAAGCGCGCATCGCGTGGTTACGGATCTGTTTCTCGACGGGAGTCATGGTTGCACCTCGACCTGCATCGTACCGGCAAACGCCTTGATGCCCGCCGCGCAACGCGTCATGTACTCGCCCGGCTCGTCGACCATCGTCATCGATACGCCACGCGGCAGCGCGATGACGATGTAGTCGCCGCCCATCTGCCGCTGCGCCTCGTTGCGCATGTTGTCCACCTGGGTCTGCGTCAGGGCCGTGTCGAAGGTCAGCAGCACGATGCGCATTAGGCTTCTCCCACAATGCGTGCCCGCGCCGAGGGCAACAGGTCGCGGGCTTCGGTACCATAGCTGTCGGACCGCAAGGCAATCTGATCCAGGATGTGTGGCACGTACCATTGTTCCTCGGTCAGCTGATCGATCGCCACCGCGTACTGCCCATTGGTCTCGTCGCGGCCGAGCGGCGCCACGAGTTGCTGCTCGGTCAGCATGTTGCGATACAACCACACATGCGGCGGGATGCCGGCGGGTTCTTCGTCGGGGGTGTCGACGTGTTGGACTTCACGCTGGCCGAGACCCGCCTGCGCCATGCCTTCGGCCAAGCGCGCCGCATTGGCCTTGCTGCTCAACAGGTACTCGGTTTCGTCCTTGGCTTCTGCATCAACGCCGCGCAGGACGTCGATCTCTTGCCCGCCGTCGAGGATCATCACACGTTGGGCCTCGCCCAAGGCCGAGCGCAATTGCGCCAACATGGCATCGAGCTGGGGGCGATTCAGGTGGCTGGGGTGGCGGACCACCAGCACATCGTCGGGTTGTAGTTGGATCAGGTTCATGTTGTGCGGCTCCTTGGGAGGGTCTGCACCGGGATGGTGGCTGCGTCTCACGACGTTGGCTTGTGGCCTGCGTACGCCAGGCCGAGCGTAAAACACCACCGAGGGTTACGCGATTTCAGGTCGCGGCCTTGCATTGTCACGGTGATCGACCGGGAACTCCCAGCCCATGGTACACGAGAGATCCTGACCGTGCCGAGGGCAGAGGATCAGGACATATTGTGCCAAGCATACCACCATCACGCGGCGACCACAACCACCCGTGCTGGCGCGCCAGCCACGTTCGTCGTACCGGCCAGCAGCACCTCCAGACCCAGCACGGTGACCGCCGCGCGCTGCACAAGACGCAACGAACAGCCTGTCGTGGTGCTGGACACCTTCGTCCACACCTGATTGCTGGCCGTGGGCGGCTCGGGCTGGATGCTGGGGATCACCGCAAAGGCCGACGTGTATGTGATCGTCACCAGGCCATTGGAGTCGGTCGTGCCCGTGTAGGTGTCGATGCGCTTGGCGTCCGCGCCGGCCGCGCCGGTGTTGCCCTTGGCGCCGGCCGGGCCGACATCGCCCTGCGGACCTTGAGCACCAGTCGCCCCGGTCAAGCCAATCGGACCTTGGGCACCAGCAGCGCCCGTTGCCCCCGTCGCACCGGTCGATCCCTGCGGCCCGGATGGCCCCGCCACGCCGCGATCGCCCTGCGGCCCTTGGCTACCTACCGGCCCGGTCGCTCCCGTCGCTCCTGCGGCCCCATTCCCGGCCGGCAGCTCCTTGCGGATGCGCATGAGGATCTTTTTGTAAAACAGGTTCTCGTCGAGGTTCATGGCGCGTCCAATCCGGCCACCAGGGACCAGGCCGAGTCGCCCATCCAAACGTTGTTCGCTGCCCACGTCGAGGTTTGCCGGACAAAGCGGCCCTTCTGGTCCGGGCCATAGGTGATCGCGATCTGGTTGCCGTCGGTGTCGTACTTCGGTTTGCAGGGCAACGAGCCGAGGTCGAACATCACCTGGCCGGTGGACTCGGTGATCAGGCCCGCGCCAGCGGCCGGGGCCGTGCGATCGGCGTAGGTGTTGTCGGAGAGTCGCACCAGCGCGCGGGCTTTGCCGTCGCCAATGCCGAAAGTAATTTTGTCGGGGAATTCGTCTGCCATGGTGCGCCTCGCTGGTGGTGGAGGGTTAGCGGGAGGGCGTGGCAATGATACCGCAGAGGCATAGGGAAAATCTATCGAATTGTCACTCCACCGGCCATCCGTCCAGGCCGATCTGCACCTTGGGCCGGTAGGTGCGCCCCGTTTCGCGGGCAGACTTGATTTTATGACAAGTAGTGCACAGGTACTCGAGGTTGGCGGGCGATTCGATCTGGTCCTCGCGCCACCCCATCTGCGCCGCCTTGGCCTTGCTCACCTTGTGGTCGACGTCTCGGCCCGCTGCCACCCGGCCTTGCCGCTTGCACTCTTGGCACATGCCGAGGTCGCGCTCGATCACCTGTGCTCGGACCTTCTCCCACTCGGCACCATACCCACGGGATTGCCGACTTTCCTTTGACCAGGCCATGTTCTGTTGTCCTTGTAAAAATTTACGTCTTCCGTGTTTCTTCTGCTTCTTCTTCATCTTCATTCTTCACCCCTCTAAAGAGGGGGTGTGAAGTGAAGATTTGAAGAAAGCCCTTCTTCATTGAATCTTCGCGAATCTTCAAGTGAAGAAGGTAATTATTTGCACGTTTATTCTTGCGACTTCAGGGTGTAGCGGCTCTCGGCATCTTTCTGGACGTATCCCAAGGCCTCAAGTTTCTCGATCGCCTTGCCTGCGTCACGCATCCGGTTGTCCACTTTCCCGCGTTGCTCCATGTGAGGGACGGTGGCGCGGCGGAGGTCTTCATAGTGCATATCGGCGTCAAGATCCGCCGCCTCGGTCAGCACCCGGAGAACCGCGCGGTGGTCGTCCTTGAGGCCGTCCTTGGCGTCTTCCACCACGGCCGCGCCTGTGCTGTGCTCCACCACGCAGGAGGTGATAGGGTCGCCATCCTCGTCGGTGCCGATCGTCACCACCTGGAGCTTGAAACCCATGGCCTTACCCTCGTCGCCGTCCTTGGCCTTGGACAGCTGGATATTGCGGCCCAGCAGCTTGGACCGGGTGACCTCTATCTCGACGTCCATGGCCCCCTTCAGCCCCGACCAGCCGCGCGCGCCCCGTGAGGCATCCTTGCCGGCGTGGTGGACGAGCAGCACCATAGCCCCCGTCATCTTGTTCAAACCCCGGCAGTGGGCCAGCACCTTACCCATATCCTCTCCGGAGTTCTCGTTTGCGCCGGCCGACGACTGGGCCAAGGTGTCAAGCACTATGATATCGGCGCCGCCCCATTCCACCACCTGCTTGGCCAGCGCCTTGACGTCGTCCTTGAGCAGCATGCTCGGCACGTCACCGATGATCCCGAAGGGCACCTCGGCCAGGTCGACGTCATGGTGCTGTGCATAGGCCTTGAGACGGCCGCGCGCGCCCATGAGGCCCTCGGCCACCACCAGCACCACCCGGCCCTGCTTCGTGCGCATACCGCGCCACGGCAGGCCCCGAGCTATGGAGCCGAGCATATCCATAGCGACGAACGACTTGCCCGCCGTCGACTCGCCGTAGATCATCCCCACTTGCGCCTTGGGCAATAGCCCTTTGATAATCCACTGCTGCGGCGGGCCACTGGCAAACTCGCCCGCCCCGCTCACCGCGAACTTCTCACGGCGCACCGGGGATAGGTCGCGGGCGGCTACTTGCGCGTCTGGATCAGGGCCTAGATCGTCAAAATCCCCTGATGCATCAACAGGTTGCGGCTCGTCGGGGGCGGCTACCTCGGGCGCGCCGCCGAGCAAGTCTTCTACCTCGGCGTCGACCGCGCCAGGCGCCACTGGCTCCATCACCTCGAAGTCGTCGCGCAGTTCGTCGTCGATCTGCTTGGCCTTGGCGGCGCCGGCACGGCAATGGTCCTTCCACAGGTAGCGCAACGCCTTGTCGTAGTCCTGCCGGCGGTGGTCGAGCGCCACTTCCATGGCGTATTCGTTTGCTTCCAAAATGGACAGAATTTGCTCGCGTGTGCATCCGGCCTGCGCCAGCGCGACCGAGGTAGCGAACAAAGCCCCGGACCTGTCCCCGCCAGGGTCTGCGCCTTCAGCCAAGAAGTTGGCCGCGTGCGGCGGCAGGTCCAGATCGGACAGGTCGGGCAGGTCCATGGCGGACATCAGCGGCGGCAGGTGCAAGTCCTCCACCTCGGCCTTGGTGCGCTGGCGCCGGTACTTGGCCGCCAAGCCTTCCAGCACGCCGAGGGGAGCCGCCCGCACGTCGCGCCGCGACCCGTCGACGCGCTGCCCGGTGATCGTGACGAAACGGGCCTGGGTGCCGCCGTAGATCTCGATACCCTGCTGGTGGTCGATTGTATCGGCGTCGATGCCGGCGCGCACCATCACGCGCAACCCGGTGCCCGACGGCGAGACTTCGGTGTAGCTGTCCAGCTTGGCGATCACCTCGGCGGCCCACGGTGCGATCTCACCGGTGGTGGCGTCGCGGCAGTGGTCCAGGTCCACGCCGGCCAGGTCGCCAGGGGCGAACACATCGGCGGCGCTGCCGGGGATTTTCTCGCCCGTGATCAAGTAGCCGACCCCGGCGAACTTGCCAGGGTTCTGCAGGTAGACGGCCATGGCCTTGTGGAAGGGTGCCCAGCCCTTGGTCGACTTCGTCGACAGGCCGGCGCCAGGCCGGTCGATGCGGTGCGGGATCTTCTCGTATTTTTTCTTCTTCTCGTTCCACACGGCGCGCCACGGCGCCCAGCGTGATGTGTCGAGCATTGATGAGGGAATGCCGTCAACGGCTACGGGCAGGAGGGTTGGCAATTCGGGTTTGGTAGCCATCACAGCAGATCCTTAGCGGCTTTACGGGCTTCGTGCTCGGCTAGGACCGCCGCCTTGCGCTTGGCGCGGAAAGCGAATACCGCTTTGCAATTACGGAAAAAGGCGTCAGCTGATTCAAAAATAAAACTGTCTTGGGCTACCGTCCCATCCGCCATTTGGATGCCGAGAATGTCGTCGTCATCTACAGTGATCTCGGCGATTCCAACAGGGAGGCACCAGGGGCGCTCGCTGCCCTCTTGGATTTCAAAAGCGAAAACGGCGTTGTCTACTGATGCTATGTGGCCATCTTCGTGGAGGTAAGCGACAAGGGCGGTGGTTCCGGATGGTGCGGGGATAAATATGCTTGGCATGGCGATTGCTTTCTATAAAAACAAAAGCTCACAGGGTTACGCTCTGACTGCCAAGTCCCGGACCAATCCCGGCGAGCGCTCCCCTGTGAGCTTACTGGTTGTTGACTTGGCCCGACTAGCATACCCCACTACCGCCGCCGGGCGCAACCCTTTCCGCTACGTCTCGACCCCCATCTCCTGGGCCATCTTGAGCAGCTTATTGGCCAGCACCACCAGCTCGCGCGCCGGGGTGCCGGGCGGCACGGCCACGTCGATATGGCGCGTCTTGACGTGCTGGACATCGGGATTGTCAGCGGCCCGCCGGCGCGGCGCGCGGCCCGATCCCGAAGGCGCGGGAACGGGTGCCGGCGGGGTGGCGGATGGTGCGGCGCCCACGTAGACGCCGACCGCATCCATGGTGTCGAGCCGGAGCGGGGCTAGGAACTCCACCAGCGCGGCGATGGCGCCGGCCGGGGCCAGGGCGCCGACCGTCTTGCCGACGCGGCGCGCACCGATCTTGTCGAACAGCGCGGCCGAGCGGCCAATGCGGCGCATCACGGTCTGGTAGGCCGGGTCCTCGTGGTTGAGGCATGGCCGGCCGGCGTCGGAGTAGACACCGCGCAGCTCGCGCCGGGCATCTAACGACGCGCCGCCGAGGGTGTGGAAGACGAACAGGGAGACGGCCAGCTCGGCCTGGAGAGCCTTGGAGGAAAGTGCGAACGCGCCGGACAGGGCTTTGACGCAGACGGTGAAATCGTGGGAGGGGGTGGACATGATGGGACTCCTTCTCAAAAGTGATAAATCGGAGTTCCATCATGCGCCGGCGCGGGGCCGGCGGTTTGATGATTGTCAGGTGGGCGGGTGACGGATATCAAGGCCGGGGCGCATTGCCCATCACGCGCCGGCGCGCCGCCTCATAGTCGAGTGGGCCGTTGGTGTGGATACCGGCGCGCAACGCTTCACGATGCACTGCAGCGGTGCCCGCATCCGCCGCCTCCAACAGTTCCAGGCACTTGCGCGGGCGCACCAGCGCCAGCAGGGCGAAGGCGATGAACAGGCCGAATAGTTTAATTCGCATCATGGTTTTTCTCCTTGGGCGATCCACGCATCACGCTGGGCCACCAGCGCCGCGTAGATATCCTGACGGGTGCGGACAGTGCCGTCCGGATTTTTGTTGAACGGGTTCAGGGTCATGCTGAACTTTTTAGTCTGCTGGCGCGGCTTGCCCGTTTCAGGATCTTTCCAGCGTTTGGTATGGCTGACGCAGACTTCCTCGAAGCGCGTGGTGTAGGTTCGCATATCTATCTCCAAAGTAATTTCAAACGCGACGCCTTGACGTCGGGGTGGGTGCGGCCGGCGCAGATATCGCGCACGGTGTTGGGGTGGAGCAAGGTGCCGTAGCGCTCGATGCACTGGGCGATCGACAGCAGACCGACTTCATAGTCCCAGCGCACAGCGGCCACCAGGCGCGCCGGCGTGGCTTTGTCGGGGTTGCCCCGGGCCGCCTGCGGGATCAGGCGGGGGATGACGAGCGGGGGCTGGGCGGTCATGGCACACCCCGGACGAACAGCGCGGCGAATGGGCTTGGGGCGATCTTGTCTCGCCTGGCGCGATACCGCGCGCACCGCTCCGATTCGGTGAATACCTGGACGCGGCGCTCGACGTCTTCGCCGTTGCCGGCGGCGAACACCGGCATGATCGGCCCTTTGCTCGGGCGCATCCACCGGGTGATGTGGCACTTGCCAGCCGCGTGCAGCGCCTTGACCTGGCGCGAGACGGTCATCCGGCAAACGCCGGCGGCCGCTGCAATCTGGTCCCGCGTGCCGGGCATGGCGCCGAGGACTTGAGGGGCGAGGGATCTCATGGCTTCTTTCCTTTCGCGGCACACGTCCAGCCCACTGGGTAGCGGGCCATGCTTTGGGCCATGGCCTTGCCGGCGCTCTGGCAGGCGGCCAAGTCGTTGAACTCGACCACCATCGTAGCGGTTGCCGTCTGGTCTGCGCTCGGCCCTGTCGCCTGGTGGTGCCACACGAAGATCATCATGAGAATGTAACTCACAGCTCACCCCCGACGCCCATCGAGCTGCGCACCTTCGGCGACACCAGGTCGTTGCGCGGGATGCCGAATTGCATTTCGATTTCCTTGGCGCGCGCCAGCGGCACGTAGCCTTGGCGCAGCCACTGGCCCACGGCCTGGCGGGTGACGCCCAGTGAGACGGCCAGCTTGTTCCAGCTGCCCGCCTTTTCGACGGCCTTGTCCACCGCGCTGGTGGCGCGCGGCACTGGTTCGTCGGCGGCGAGCCAGTCGCCGATTTGGCGCGCGCTTACGCCGAGAGCATGGGCAAAGTCGCGTTTGCAGCCGACGTAAGCGATGGCCATCTGGAGGCCGGTTTGTTTCTTGGTCATAGTGTTGCTCCTTTTAAATTAAATCGCTGAGGTCTTCTACAACAGGTCCGCTAGTTCCGAAGGCACATTCAATGAAGATGCGCGCCGCTTCAATGTTGATCGCGTTGCCGTAGCCGGCGAGGCGGCCGGCGCGGTGGCCTTGGCCTTCTTTACCGGCGGGGGCATGCCAATCGGCGCGGCCTCGTCCCACTCGGGCGGCAGACCCATCAACCAGCGGGAATGTGCCGGGTTCAACTGGCCGCCACTTTCCATCCCGGCATCCGAGCCAGTCAGCAGCAGACCAGAAGCCGTTAATCGGGCCGGCTGATCCGGTTTGCAGAACTCCACCGTCTTGCGACTGCTGTCGTTGTTGCCTGCCGCGTTGTTGCCGTTCTGCGCCGGCGTTCCGGCCATCGGCGTCGGCCAGCCCGCCAGGGTGAATGCCTGCTCGGACAGCGGCTTGCCCCGCGCTTCCTCCAGCCGCCCCGCCAGGAATTCCTCCGAGGCCGACGCGCTGCGCCAGTCCCGCGCCGCTGGTGTTGCCCAGCCAGTACGTGCGGTCTCTGATGTGCGGGGCGTCGAGGCTTTGACCGCTAATAATTTGCGGCCTGCGGGGGACACCATCGTCTTCGCGGTGTGTTTGTACAGTGTCGAGGGGAGAGTCATCTACGTTTCCTTCTTTTTCTGCCAAGCGGTCAGCATCACCATTAAGGGTTCTTCGCCCCACGTACCCAGAGCGCAGTTCATGCCGTAGCAGATCACCCGAACATTGCCCATCACGTACCCTTCCGACGGGCGTATCCGATCCAGCGACGGGCTGTCGAAGCTGCGTGCTTCGTCCAGACGAAAAGGCATCCCCGTTAGTTCGCAGAACCCTTTGTCTATCCTCGCCTGCAAAGCTTTCGCGTCCAGGTCGAAGGGTATCCCCTTCTTCGCTGCCCGCTGTTTCGCCAGGTAGACCAGCGAATTGGCCCGGTAGATGGTGCGGCGCTGGTGCGAGTAGTCGCGCTCCTTTGGCGCGTGCTTCTTGCGCACCTCTTTCTTCGCCTGCCACTGCTCTATCGTCAGCCCGGTCTGATACTTCACCCGGCGGGCTTGATCGCACACTTTGCATGTGTATCGCCGCTTGTCCGCCGCCCTTTTCTCTGAGAAGAATTCCGTTAGGGGCCTGATCGTAAGGCATTTTCGGCATTGTTTCGTTGACATGGCTTTCTATCCAGTGCGGGGCAATTTCTGTAGTGTACGCTTCGGCCCCGCACTTTGCAACGAAGAATAGCCGATGGCGGATATGTGGTGCGCCCACCGCGCTCGACGGGAAGACAGACCCCGCGATGGCGTATCCAGTGGCCTCCATATCACTGGACACTAAGTCCCACCATCCAAGCCTAACCGCCGCATCAACTTGTTCTCCAAAAAGGACTGCAGGTCTGCACTCGGCGATGAGGTGGTGGAAAGCGGGCCAAAGGTGCCGCTCGTCATCGAACCCAGCGCCTGCACCTGCCGCGCTGAAAGGCTGGCACGGGGCGCTTCCTGTCCAGATTGGCCGATTATCGGGCCAACCAGCAGATCGTAGAGCGAGGGACCAGACGCCGATTCCGGCGAAGAAGTGACACTGAGTGAAGTTCCGCAGCTCGTCGGGGGTGATATCTTCGATTGATCGTTCATCTACTACTCCAGGGGCGATGTGTCCTGCGGCTATCAAGTTCCGCAGCCACTGCGCGGCATACGGGTTAATTTCGTTATAGAAGGCAGTCATGTTCTTCCTTTCACTGACAAGCACAAGGATAAACCAGACAGCTACTTTACGCAAGTAATAAATATTCGCAAGAAATTGCTTGCGTATCGTAAATACTTGTGTAATCATTCTCCCTGTCGATTCGGACAAACCCCACAACCCACTAGGAATAATCTTATGAGCATTGAAAACGCAATCCTGGAACTGGCCGCCGCGATCCGCTACGCTGCCGACAAGAACGCCAAGCCAGTGACCGCCCTGGCCCGCGCCGCAGCGAACAGTGGCGCGCCGCTGACCGCCGACACCACCACCGACACCATCGAGGCGGACGTCACCAAGGTGGAAACCGACGCCAAGGCCGAGCAGAAGAAGGTCATGTCCGCTGTCGAAGCCGACCGCAAGCCGAGTACCGCCAAGGAAGCCGTGGCCGATGCGCTGGCCCGCGCCAAGGCCGAGAAGGACGCCGAGGCCAACGCCGGTCTCGACGCTGCTGATTTGCTCGACGCGTCCCCGCTCGACTACGAGAAGGACGTCAAGCCTAAGCTGGTGCAGGTAGGCAAGAACAAGCAGGAAATGGTCGACCTGCTGGCCTCGTTCGGCGTCGGCAAGGACCTGACCTACGCCAAGGCCGACCAGCTGCCGGCTGACAAGTTCGGCGCCGTCGTCGCCGCCTGCGACAAGATCCTGGCCGCGCGGGGCTGATCGTGACGGCCAAACTTCATCCGCTGATCGGACCGGACGAGCGCGAGAAGCTGGCCGCGCTCGCCTCGGGCAAGATCAGCCTGGACGAACCGCACCGCGCCGCACACGCCAAACTCTCCCCGAGCGGCGCGAAAAGATGGCTCCTGTGCGCCGGCTCGCTGGCCATGGAGGCCGACATCCCCGACAAAGGCAGCGAGTTTGCCGACGAGGGCACCGCCGCGCACTTCCTGGCGTCCGAGTGCCTGGAGGGCGAGCACGATGCGAAGTTCTTCTTGGGCACCCGTGTGTTTGTCGGCTACCACCGAACCTGCTGGGAGATTGATCTGACCGGTGACGACGACCGCGACTCGGGGCGCTTCTTCTCGGCCGACGCCGACATGTGCCGCGAGGTGCAGAAGTACATCGACGCGGTGCGCGAAGCGGCGCAGGGCGGCGAGCTGCACGTCGAGCAGCGCCTGCCTATCTTCGCCGGCGTGATCCCGGACCAGTTCGGCACCAGCGACGCGGTGATTGTTCGCGGCTCGCAGATGCACGTCATCGACCTGAAGTACGGTCGCGGTGTGCAGGTCGATGCCGAATGGAATGAGCAGCTGATGCTCTACGCCCTCGGCGCGCTGGACGAGTTTGATCTGCTGGGCGATATCGAGTATGTGTTGATGACCGTCCACCAGCCGCGCTTGAACCATGTCGACACCTGGGAATGCAGCGTGTCACAGTTGCGCGACTTCGAGCAGCGGGCGATCGCCGCCGGAAAGCTGGCGCTGTCCTTGGTGGAGAACGTCACCGACGGCGCGGAAACCATTGCCGATATCACCGGTATGCTGTCCCCCGGCCCCGACCAGTGCCGGTTCTGCAAAGCCAAGGCGAGTTGCCCGGCGCTGCGCGACCAGGTGCTGGCGACGGTGGCGGGCGACTTCGAGGTGATCGTCGATGAAGTCGTCGGCGAAGAGGGCCGCACGGTGGAAGTCGTCACCCCCGTGGTCGAGAACCTGATCGCACTGGGCAAAGGCGAGATCGCGGTGTCCATCATCGACGCCGAGAAGATCATCGCGGCGGCGCACGGTGTGGCGCCTGGCAAGGTGGACTTCGAGATCGGCAACGACATCAATGACCTGGTGCCGGCGCACTTCATCGTCAAAAAGCCCACCCTGCGCCCGGCCCTGGAGAACCCCGAGGCGCGCCTGGCCAGCGCCAGCGACGAACAGCTGGGCCTCTTGGGCGAGTCGATCGACCTGGTGGAGGGCTGGGCCAAGGCGGTGCGCGCTGAGCTGGAGCGACGCATGCTGGCCGGCGGCGAGGTGCCCGGCTTCAAGCTGGTCAAGGGCCGCGAGGGTATCCGGAAGTTCTCGGATGCCGCCGAGGCCGAGAAGATGATGAAGTCGATGCGCCTGAAGCAAGACGTGATGTACGACTGGACGCTGATCAGCCCGACCACGGCCGAGAAGCTGTACGCCGACGGCATCATCGGCAAGAAGCAATGGCCGAAGTTGCTGGCGCTCATCACCCGCAGCGAAGCCGGCCTGTCTGTGGCGCCAGCGGCCGACAAGCGCCCCGCAGTAACGATCACCCCGGTGGTCGACGATTTTGAAGCATTGCCCGACGCGGACGACCTGTCCGATTTAATTTAAACTTAATAGAAAGAAATACCATGAAAATCAAACTGCAAAACGTCCGCCTGTCCTTCCCTGGCCTGTTCAAGGCCGAGCCGTTCCAGGCCGGCGACGAGCCGAAGTTCAAAGCCACGTTCTTGATCGAGAAGGGCAGCGACAACGACAAGGCCGTCCAGAAAGCGATCTCGGAGACGGCGGCGCTGAAGTGGGGCGCGACCAAGGCGCCGAAGATCGTCGACGGCATCCGCGACAACAGCAACCGCTTCGGCTACGCCGACGGCGACAAGAAGACCTACGACGGCTACGAGGGCATGATGGCGCTGACGGCCAAGAACACCACCCGCCCGCTGGTCATCGACCGTGACCGCTCGCCGGTGACCGAAGCCGACGGCGTGGTGTACGCCGGCTGCTACGTCAACGCATCGGTCGAGGTGTTCTGCTACGACAAGCCGGGCCAGGGTGTCAGCTTCTCGCTGGGCGGCGTCCAGTTCGTCAAGAAGGGTGACGCGTTCGGCGGCGGCTCGCCGGCCAAGGAAACCGACTTCGACATCATCGAAGGCGCCGACGCCGACGATCTGGTCTAAACCCACCGCCCGGCTCGCGCCGGGCATTTTCTGGAGAACGATATGGAATTCAAAGACGTACTGCTGCACGAAGCAATCGAGAAGGAAAAGCAAGCCGAGCAATGGCGCAACGAGGCCGACGCTGCAGAAGAAAACGCGCGCCATCTGCGTCAGCATGCGGACGACGCCGACGAGATCGCGGCCAACTTCCGCCGCGTTGCCGAGAACGAACCGAGCCAGTTCAACTTCGACGACATAGACGACGAAATCCCGTTCTGATGTCCACCTACTCGATCCGCTGCAGGAATTCGTCTTGCCGCCACCGCCGCGTGTCGCGCATCCACCCCGACGAGTACCGCATCACACCCAAGTGCGAGGTGTGTGGCTCGCGCAAGGGCTGGCGGATCGAGCAGCGGGCCTACAACAAGCGCGGGCTGTGCCACTGTGGCGGCCCGCTCGGGCGGAACAACGAGCCGTTCCCGCACCGCATCACCCACCCGTCGTGCGACCAACACCCGCACGGCATTTACAACCAGGCGCGCGCCCGTGGCGTTGCGCATGAAGATGTGCCCCTAGAATTTCATCCGAAGGAGTCAAAATGCAAGTAGCCATCAACACCGCCCATCTGAAAGCAGCTTACCAATTCACGGCCGAGGCCGACGTGCGTTATTACCTGAAAGGCGTTTTCGCCGAGGTGCGCGCCACCGAGACCCGCCTTGCGGCGACCGACGGCAACATGGCCGGTGTACTGCGCGACGTTGTTCTGGTAGGCGAGCAGGACGTCCTCCCTGACGTCATTATCCCGAACGACACTGTTAAGCTGGCGATCACCAACAAAAGCCAGACTGTCACCCTGGCTTTTGACGACGGCAAGTGGTCGCTAGCAGGTATCGCTTTCACTCCCGTCGACGGCAAATTTCCGCCGTATCGTCGAATTATCCCGCGCCAGTGCAGCGGCGAGGCGGCGCAGTTCAACGTCGAATTCCTGGCGCGGTTCCTCAAGGCCGCCAAGGCGCTCGGCGTGAAAAGCCAGCCGATCATCCGACATAACGGTGAAGGCGGCGCGCAGGTGCAGTTCTACGGCCGCGACGATGAATTCGTCGGCGTCATCATGCCGCTTCGTGCGTTCACTGAGAAGTATCCGGACACCGGCCTGGTGCAGTGGGGCGGCGAGACCGCGCCATGACCTACTTCGACGACCACGAGGACAAGCACATCGGCACCAGCCGGCGCCGGTTCTTCGGCAACCGCAGCCCGAAGAAACAGGCCGAGGTGCGGCAGGCCGACCGGCGCGCCATGCACGTGCCGCCCGAGTCGTTCATCGACCGCAAGGCGCTGAAGGCGGCGCCGGGTAGCCCACTGGCCCGCGCCCGGATCGATGCTCACGGAGCATTCGACCCGCTGTGGCAGTCCGGCACCCTCTCGCGCGGCGACGCCTACGACTGGCTGGCGATTCAGTTGCACCTGCCGGTGTCCGCCTGCCACATGGTGCTGTTCGACGTGGCCATGTGCGAGCGCGTGGTGGCCGTCTGCGCCGCCAGCGACGTGTGCCGCGCTGCTGTTGCGAAGTGCGGCCCTATCAACGATTTTGAGGATTTGACGAAATGACCGAACAGTGGAAAGACATCGCGGGCTTCGAGGGCCGCTATCAGGTGAGCGACCAAGGCCGGGTGAAGGCGCTGTCGTTTATGCAGCGCTGGCGCCATGGCCTGCGCCGCGTGCGTGAGCGCATCATCGCGCAGCAGACGATTAACAGTGGCTATCAGGTGGTGCACATGCACCTGGATAACAAGGCGTTTGCCAAGACCGTGCACCGGCTGGTGGCGCTCACCTTCCACCCCGGCGCCGATCCGAAACTCGACGTCAACCATATCGACGGGAATAAAAAGAACAACGCCGCCACGAATTTGGAATGGCTCGGCCGCACCGCGAACCACGATCACGCGGTGCGTCTTGGCTTGAACACGGGCGCCATTCGCGTGCGCGGCGTTCCGGTCGCTGGCGGGCCGGTGGTCGAGTACCCATCCATGGCGCAGGCGGCGCTGCAGCTGATTGGCCGCCGTAGCCCCAGTGCGATTAGCGCGTGCATCCGGGGCGCGCAACGCACCGCGTACGGGTACACATGGAGCAAGATATGAAACTGAGTTTTCATGACCTCGAAACATTTTCCGAGGTGCCGATCCGCCATGGCGCGTGGGCCTATGCCGAGGGCGCGGAGGTGCTGCTGTGGGCCTACGCGCTGGAGGACGGCCCCGTCAAGGTGTGGGACCTCACCAGCGGCTCGCCGATGCCCGACGACCTTGCGGCGATCCTCGTCGACGACGAGATCACCACGGTCTGGCACAACGGTTCGATGTTCGACACCACCATCCTGGCAGTGGCGCTGGGCATCGACATTCCACTGGCGCGCCTGCACGACACCATGGTTCAGGCGCTGCAGCACAGTCTGCCCGGTTCGCTAGGGGCCTTGTGCGAGGTGCTGGGCGTGCCGAGCGACAAGGCCAAGGACAAGGCCGGCAAGGATTTAATTCGCCTGTTTTGCATCCCGCCGGCCGGCAACCTCAAGCGCGGGCGCGCCACCGCCGCCACGCACCCGACCGAGTGGGCGCGCTTCAAGGATTACGCTTCGCTCGATATCGTCGCCATGCGCGAGTGCTACGAACGCATGCCGAAATGGAATTGCACCCTGGTCGGCGAGCGCGCGGTGTTTCACGTTGACCAGACCATCAACCGGCGCGGCATGTGCATGGACATCGATCTGGCGCGCGCGGCTGTCGCGGCGGTGGACGTCGCCCAGGTGGCGCTGCGCGAGCAAACGTTCGATATGACGTCCGGCGAGGTGGAGAGCGCGACCAAGCGCGACGCCATGATGCTGCATATTCTGACCGAGTACGGCGTCGATCTGCCCGACATGCAGAAGTCCACCTTGGAGCGCCGCATCGCCGACCCCGAGCTGCCTGAGGGCTTGCGCGAACTGCTGCGTATCCGACTGCAGGCGACCACCACCAGCACCAGCAAGTACACGGCGCTGATGAACTGCGTGAGCAGCGACGGCCGGCTACGGGGCACGAAGCAATACTGCGGCGCCGCGCGCACGGGCCGGTGGGCTGGCCGGCTATTCCAGCCGGATAATCTACCTCGGCCAACCATGAAGAACCCGGACATTGAACTGGGCATCGAGGCCCTGAAAGCCGGCATCGCCGATCTGCTCTACGACAATGTGATGCAGTTGACGAGCAACGCCATTCGCGGCTGCATCACCGCCCCACCTGGCAAGAAGCTGGTGGTGGCCGACTTGTCCAACATCGAAGGCCGGGTGCTGGCGTGGCTGGCCGGGGAAACGTGGAAGCTCAAGGCGTTCCGCGACTACGACGCCGGCACCGGCTTGGACCTGTACATTTTGTCCTACGCCAAGTCGTTCGGGGTCGACCCGAAAACTGTTACTAAAAATGATAGACAAAAAGGCAAGGTTCAAGAACTCGCCCTGGGGTACGAGGGCGGGGTGGGCGCCTTCGTCACCTTCGCCGCCGGCTACGGCATCGATCTGGAAGAACTGGCCAACAGCGCGCAAAGCTCAATCCCCGGCAACGTGTGGGGGCAGGCCAACATCATGCTTGCTTGGCACCGCCAGCAGGGCCGCGAGCCGGCCGAGGGCTTGGGCCTATCCGATAAAGCCTGGCTGGTCTGCGAGTCCTTGAAGCTCGGCTGGCGCGACGCCCATGCAAACGTGGTGCAGCTGTGGCGCGACGTCGACGCGGCGGTGCGCGAGGCCATCAGCACGCCGAGCACCACCGTGCAGGTGCGCATGCTCAAGATCCGCCGCGATGGCGCCTGGCTGCGCATCGTGCTGCCCTCGGGCCGTGCGCTATGCTATCCGGCGCCGAAGCTGGAAACCGAAAAGAAAAAGCGCAACTTCGAAGTCGATTCCGCCGGTGAGTGCGCGGCATGCGGCGGTACCCACACGGTGTTGGTCGGCGGCTGGCAAGGCGAGGAACCGCCGGGCGTGGCGCACCTCGAAGCGTGCACCGCATGCCAAGGTCAGGAGCCGACGCGCGAAGGTGGCCGGACCAAGATCACCTACGCGGGCGTGAATCAGTACAGTCGGAAGTGGGGCCGGATCGATACATATTCTGGAAAAATTGTCGAAAATATAACACAAGCAGTCGCGCGCGACGTGATGGCGTCCAGCATGGTGGCGATCGAAAAGGCCGGCTACGCCATCGTGCTGACCATTCACGACGAGATCCTGGCCGAAGCGCCCGACGAGCCGCAGTACAACGCGGAGCACCTGGCCGAACTGATGGCCGAGGCTCCAGAGTGGGCGGACGGATTACCCCTGGCGGCGGCGGGGTTCGAGGCGTATCGATACCGGAAAGACTGATGCGCCCCGCCCCCGTGGGCCTTGGACATGCCGCTGGCCGCCGCCGGCTTCGAGTCGTACCGCTACAAAAAATAACTTGCACAAGTAAATACTTGCGTGTATAGTTCTTACATCGGCGCTGCATTGTGTGGCGCCAGAACCCTCCCAAAGGATAAGACCATGAAAAAGATTTTCGTATTCAGCAACGTGCGTGGCGGCGGTGACGGTATCTGTTACGCCATGGCCGAAGACGGCACCGTGTTGGGCTCGCACTGGTGCAGCAGCGAGTATTTCGCGCCCGGCGACCTCGGTGTGACGCCCGGCTCGCGTCCGGATCGTCACGTGGAGTACGCTAAACACTACCCGGAGGGTTACGAAATGGAATTCATCCGCGCCGACGAGGTGGAAGCACACCCTGGTTTGAGCGCCGCTTTCGCACTGAACAAGCAGCAAGCCGACGCCGCCGAATAAACCCGACCCTCCCAAGGACCAAACCATGAACACGAAAAACGAAAACGCGCTGCTCGACCTGGCCGCCGACATCTTGAAGTGCAAGAACGACGCCGCACTGTGCCGCGCGCTGGACGTGGCGCCGCCGGTCGCCAGCAAGATCCGCCACGCGCGCCTGCCGGTGGGCGCCAGCATGGTGGTAAAGCTCCACGAGGTCACTGGCATGGCGGTTGCCGACATCAAGTCGTATATCACCCACGGCGCGCAGCAGGTGGTGAAATGAGCAACGCTCAGTTCGCTCTGCTTATGCTTGCTATTTGGCAAGTACCTACCGTGACGCGCAAGCGCCAAACGCAGATCAGCATTTTGTGGCTGGTCATCGCCATAGTCTTTACTGCCGTGGAGATTTTTAAATGAAAACCGTTCTCCTCCTCGGCGGCCCGGCCGCCGGCCAGTGCGTCGAAGTCCATGGCACGATGAACAGCATCCTTCACCCAAACAGGGTCGTCTACCGCGTCGTCCCAATGTGCTCGCACGGCGAGGTGCACTGGTTCGGCGTGCTCGATGGCGCCGACCCGCTGGCGCTGCTCATTGCGGGGTACGCTGCCGCCGTGCCACAGCGCGAAGCGTCGGTGCTGGAGCAACTGGGCCGGGGCAACTACTGATGCGCGCACTAATCGTCTTCGTGGCGCTGGTGGTAATGCTCTGTTATCTCATTGAGTGGCGGGTAATCAACGTGCCAATATCACCCGCCAAAACCGAAACACTCAGTTGCGTCCGGGTCAAGGAAGTGACCCCGGCCGGCATGATCAAATACTATTGCGAGGTGCGAAAATGAAACGTACCAACCGCCCGCTGATGCTGTCCTTGGCAATGCGCGGCATGCTGAACCGCCACTGCGACGTGGTGCCGATGGAGAGCACCACCTACGCTGCCGTGCGCGACCCGGCTGATCGTGACCAGCGCAAGCAAGAGGCCAAGCGCGCACGGCGCGCACAACTTAAACGAGGTAAGAAATGAAACGCCCACTACGCGAGAGCGATATCGAAAAGTACCTGGTCAAGCGCGCCAAGGAACTGGGCGGCGAGGTGCGCAAAGTCCAATGGATCGGGCGCACTGGCGCGCCGGATCGGCTGGTTATGCTGCCAATTCCGTCGGGCTTCTACACCCTAAACAAGCTGACCATCTGGGTCGAACTAAAAGCCCCCGGCAAAAAGGCCGAGCCGCACCAGCTGCGCGAGCACGCGCGCATGTGCAAGATGGGGCAGCGCGTGGTGGTGATTGACAGCCTGGCGGGCGTCGACGAGGTGCTGTCGTGAAAATCGCTATCTACTCCCCCGCCGGCGAGCGCCTCGCTGATTACGATTTGCCCGACGAGGTATTTCAGGCCTGCGTGACTTTAGACGGGTGGATGGCCCGTCAAAGCCAAGAGGTGTCGGTCTACGGCCTTGGTCGCGTTATTGACCGCGACGTCCGCATCGCCGAACTCGAAGCGGCTATCGACAAGCTGGCCGCCGGCAAAGGGCGCTACCACACCGAGGCCAATTACCTGGCGCTGATCGCGGTGCGCAATAAAAGCTTGCACAAGTAAATACTTGCGTGTATAGTTCTTACATCAGCAGCGCAAACCGAACCGGAGAAGAAAATGGAACGTACCCTCGAACAGCGGATCAAATTTGACCACGGCCTACCAATCGGTCAAAGCCTCGTCAAATTCACCTTGGGGGAGCGCCACGTTGACGCGCTGGTCGAGATCGGCAATCGCGGCCAGGTCTACTACTTCGTCAAGCCGACCGAGAGCGACATGTACGCATCCTGGCAGCGGGTGCAAGGCGACGTGACTAAAACCGGCTCCGGTGCCGTGAAGGTGTGGCCGATCAAGGACGCCGAGTTTATGGCGAAGTTCGACGGCGAGCCGCGCGCCGTAATCCCCGTCAAATAATCAACCCCGCCCGCCACCCAGCGGGCCAACCCTCCCCGGAGAACACCATGTCCCGATCCATTGAACAACTCGAAATCCGCCGCGCCGCCCAGCTCAAAGCGCTGGCGCAGGTGCGCAACACCCTGCCGCGTTCGGAATGCACCACCGTATGCGAACTCTACGATATCGTCACCTGTTCCAGCGGCTTTGACGTGAGCTACCTGACCGACAAGCAGCTCGAAACGATCGGCGTTCTGGCCGGCCGTTACTTGTGCGAGGTGGCGTGATGCGCGCCCGCGCTTTCCTCGCCTCGGCGGCCGGATTCATGCTCCTGCTGTCGATGATCGTCATCGCGCCGCACGTGACCCGCACCGCTGCCATCATCTGCGCCAGCATCGCCCTTTGCTCGGCGTTCGTCTTCGCCCTGCTGTTCATCTACAACGAGGTGAAATATGAAAACCGCTAATCTCACCGGCGCCCATCTGGACTACTGGACCGCCCGCGCCGAGGGCGTACCGGTCGCCGACCTGGAGCTGCGCGCGAACGGCACGCTGTGCGTGCGCAATATCCGGGGTGCCCCCGGCAAGATCGTCGCTGTGCAGGTGCTCGACTACAGCACGAACTGGGCGTTGACCGGTCCGCTTCGGGACAAGTATCGCATCTGGCTGGAAGAGAGCAATTACCGCGACCGGGGTGACGTCTACGCGTATCTACAGGGCGGCGAATTCACGGGCGAGTACGGCCCCGACGCGCTGATCGCCATCTGCCGCGCCGTCGTGCGCGCCGCGTTCGGCGACGAAGTGGAGGATTTGCCATGAGCAAATACCAGCCGGCCAAGGGATTGACCTGTTCGGAACCGGGGTGCGCATCGCCCGTGCGGTGCAAAGGCTTGTGCAACCAGCACTACCATGTTCTCAAGGCGCAACGCCGCATGAAGCCATGCGGCTGTGGATGCGGCGAGATGACCGCGCACACCTACAAGCACGGCCATCACACTCGCCTCTTTACCTCGGAAGAACAGGCGCGCCGTGGCCGCATGAACAACGGCGATAAGCAGCGCGATCCGCCCGGCGCCACCTGGTACCGTAAGGTGCGCGGCCGGCACGAACACCGTGTCGTCGCCGAGCAAATGCTGGGCCGCCCGCTCACCGCATCCGAGATAGTCCACCACATCAACGGTGATACCCGCGACAACCGCCCTGAAAATCTCCAGGTGATGACCCGCGCCGAACACATAAACGAACACCGAGAGGATCTCAATGCTGGTCGCCGCTCCGCCAAGACTCTTTAGCCCCCGCCCGTATCAAAAAATCGTAACGGACTTCATCCTCGACACCGAGCGCTGCGGCGTGTGGAGTTCCATGGGAACCGGAAAAAGTGTGGCGACGCTCAACGCACTGGACACCCTGCAGGCGCTCGACGATCGCCCGATCCTGGTCGTCGCGCCGCTGCGGGTGGCCACCACGACCTGGCCGGACGAGGTGCGCAAGTGGAACCACCTGCGCCACCTCACCGTCTTGCCGATCACCGGCAGCGAGAAGGAGCGCATGCGCGCGCTGAAGTACGACGCAAATATCCTCACTACAAATTTCGAGCAACTGCCCTGGCTCGTCGAGCACTACGGCGACCGCTGGCCGTTCGCCACGGTGGTGATCGACGAGAGCACCAAGCTCAAGGGCTTCCGGCTGCGCCAAGGCACCCAGCGCGCCAAGGCCCTCGGCCGGGTGGCGCACACGAAGATCAAGCGCATCGTCGAGCTGACCGGCACGCCGGCGCCGAACGGCCTCGAAGACCTGTGGGGCCAGGCGTGGTTCCTCGACAAGGGCGCGCGGCTCGGCCGCACGTACGACGACTTCAAGAAACGGTGGTTCCGCAAGAAGTACAGCGGCTTCGGCACCGAGCCGATGGACCACGCGCAGGAACAGATCCAGCGCGCGCTGCGCGACATCTGCGTCACCATCGACGCCAAGGATTGGTTCGACCTGAAAGACCCGATCGTCAACAATATCTATGTCGATCTGCCGCCCAAGGCGCGCGCGCTGTACCAGGACATGGAGAAGCGCGCCTTCATGGAGATCGCGGCCATGGGCACCATGCACGGCATCGAGGCGCTGGGCGCGGCGCAGAAGATCGGCAAGCTGCTGCAGCTGTCCAACGGCGCCGCCTACCTTTCGCCGGGCAGTAGCGAATGGGCCGAGGTGCACGACGCGAAGATCCACGCGCTGGAGGACATCGTCGAGGAAGCGGCCGGCATGCCAGTGCTGGTCTCGATCCAGTTCAAGAGCGACCTCGCGCGCCTGCTCAAAGCATTTGGCAAGGACGCCATAGCTTTGAACAGCCAAGAAGGCGTGCGGCGCGCGCAGGCGGGCGAGGGCAAGGTGTGGTTGGGCCACCCGGCCAGCATGGGCCACGGCGTCGACGGCTTGCAAGAGCACACCAACATCATGGCCTTCTTCGGCCACGACTGGAACCTGGAGCAGCGGCTGCAGATCATCGAGCGCATCGGGCCGACGCGGCAAATGCAGGCCGGGAAGGATCGGCCGATGTTTATTCATAACATAATAACAAGGGATTCCGCAGACGAAATGGTCATCGAACGGGTGGAGACGAAGCGCTCGGTGCAGGACGTGCTGCTTGCGGCGATGAAGGCCAAGGGCTACGCATAAATAACTTGCACAAGTAAATACTTGCGTGTATAGTTCTTACATCAACCAACCCAAGGAGAAACCCAAATGAACGAACAACTGCAAACCGCGCTGCTGATGATCCTCAACGGCACGATCAGCGCCGCGACGGCGGCGAAAGACTTCCTGCTGGCCGAGATGCCGGACGTGCTGCGCCAGCTGCTGGTGTGGAAGGCCGCAGAGGCGGGCGTCATCGCATTGGCGCTACTAATCGGCGCGTCCCTGGTCTTCGCAGCCTGGTGGAAGAATCGCAAGTGGTGCTTGGAGGAACTCGGTCCTCTAAATCTTTTTCCCGGCATGCTTATTTTCGGCCTGCTTTTCGCCGCGCTCTGCAACCTGCTGACAGTTCTTCAAATTCTGCTGGCCCCAAAGATATACCTGATCGAATACGCCGCCTCGCTCGTAAAATAAACCGCCGCCCGCTACGGCGGGCATCACCTGGACGCACCATGAAAACCATCCTCACAATTGCCCTCGCCGCCATGCTGACCGCGTGCGGCGGCATGCAAGACGCCCACGCCGAGCGCTTACGGCAGATATACCGGCCGTCGCCGCCGGCTGTGTCGATCATGGCCCCCGATGGGAGGACGACCATCAGCACCTGCGTGCACGACGCCGGCGCCATCTGCTCGCTGGTGCGCAACGGCGTGGAGTACATCAACGACACCGACCACGGCCGCCAGTTGCAAAGCGCGGTGTCCTACGACGGCAAGGGCGAGAACGACAACCCGACCGAGGCCGGAGCGTCGCATCTGACCAACGGCTACAACCCGTCGCCGTCGAGCAGCCGCCTTGTCGAGTCGAGCGGTGCCGGCAACGTGATCAGCACCTTCAGCCAGATGGCCTACTGGAACCCGGTCGCCGGCCAGCGCACCTCGGACACCTATTTCGAGAAGCGCGTCCAGTTCGTCACGCCGACCGTGATCCGCTACGACGTGGCCTACGTGGTGCCGAAGAAGCAGACGGCCACATTTGAGACGCTCACCGCCTACATGCCGGCCGCATTCAGCGAGTTCTACACCGCCGACGGCGCGCACCTGTCGGACGGCCCTGGCGAGCAAGAGCAGCCGGTCATCCTGTCCACGCAGGACGGCCAGCACGCGATGGGCATCTACTCGCCTAGGCCTGTAGGCTACGGTCGGTGGCGCTTCCCCGCCGATGGTGTGGTGAAGTGGAACGCGGTGGTGCGCGCGGCCAACGTCGAAGGCATTTACCGCTTTACCCTGTACGTCGTCGTGGGATCGCGCGCAAGCGTGATGCGCGACATTTCCCTACTCACCCAGCAGTCACTTTAAGGAGAGCATCATGCAAAAATCAATCCCCACCCGCAACGATCCATGGGCCCGCTGGGCGCGACTCGCCGGCACGCTGTTTGTTGCCGCCTCGGTGCTGGCGCTGTTCTCGGGCTGCAACGGGAAGAACGCCTATCGCCACATGATCCTGGTGGACGCCGACTCCGGCTGCAAGTACGTCGGCTATGTCGAGGATGGAGCATTCAGTAATGCGAACTTGAAACCCGTGGTTGGCGCTGACGGCAAACAGGTGTGCAAATGAGCTGGGCATTTCTGCTTTTGCCATTGGTCGGCCTAGCGGTCATCGCCTATTGCGCATGGCGCGCACCGATGATGAACGACGACGGGGAGATCTAGGAATGATCCGCTGGCACACCCCGCACTGGCGAGCCGTTAAACGGGCCGCTGCGCGTGCTGAACGCGATCTGGCGGTGCAAGGCTGGCTTGTCGTTTTGCTCGCCGTGGCGGCCCTGCTCGCAAGCCTGCGGCTACTTTAACGCGTCGTAGGCGCCGTAGCAGGCGGCGAGGGCGGCGCGCTGTTCGTCGGCGCGCTGAGCGATCCCGACAAGAACAATTGCATCTGATCGATATAGCTCGGCCCCGGTGGCACCCGCGCAAGCGGGGGCGGCTTGGGGCATTCCACCTGCGCCGGCGGGCTGGCGGTCCGGACGGTTCCGCACCCCAGCAAGAGCAGCAGCGCCAGCAGCGCGCACGCGATTGATTTCATTTTGTTTCTCCTGTTCGACTTGGCCGAGACGATCGGCCCATCCTCGTTCGGTGGCGCGCGCGGCCAGCTGGTCGGCGGCGTAGATCTCCGCGCGCTGACGCTCGACGTCGGCCGTGGCCTTCTCGATGCGCGCGATTTTGGCGGACATGATGGTGTGGTCCAGCGCCGCGCCGCCGGCAGCACCGAGCAGCAGGCCGCCCACGACGAAGGGCCAGGTGGGAATAAGGCTCATGGTTTTGTCACCTCGGTGGTCTGCTGCACCGTCACCGTGCTGCTGGTGGTGCCGGGCATTTCATTCTTGTCGAAAACAACCTTGGCCACCAGTGGCACGACCCATAGGCCGCCGTACGCGAGGAACAGGCCTTCGGTCATCTTGTCGCGCACCGTCAGGTAGACGACGATCCAGGTGGTCACGCCGAACGCGACCATGAAGGCTAGGGCGATCTTGCTCACCCGGCCGTTCTCCGTGATCAGGTCGAACATGTTGAACTGCGCCAGTGCGCTGCGGTGCGCGCGCCAGAACGATACCACCAGCAACACGGCGGCGACGCCAAGCACAGCGAGCATGACGTCGCGCGGTGTCATCCGGCCGCCATCATCGCGGACAGGCGTTTCGCGCGGTCGCCCACCTGGCCGGCCCACTTCGACACCAGCATGGCGCGCGAGGCCGGCAGGTAGGAGCCGGCCTGGACCATGCGCAACGTATTGGTGAAGCCGAGCAAGCCCTCGGTGCCGAGATTGAACGCCATGTTGAGCAGCACCCGCTGGCGGGCGTCGGTCAGCTTGCGCCACCACGGAAGGGCCTTGTCCAGCTCGGCCTCCTTGCTCGCGATGTCCTGCTGCAGCAGAATCTCGGATTGCGCCTGCGTGATCGGGTCGCCCAGTTTCAGCGGCACGCCGAACGGTGCCGGGTTCGCGCCCTTGCGCGCGTCGACCAGGTGGCCCACGCCGACGGTCAGCCAACCGAGATGATCGGCGTAGACCCTCAGCACCTCGCCCTCGTCGCGGCGCAACTCACCGATCAGCTTCGCCTTGTCCATCAGTCGATCTCCGGTGTGATGCCCTTGTCGATCATTTCGCGCATTAGGATCTGGTTGCGCAGGCGCAGGTTGCGCTCATTGGCGCGATGGTACCGGGCGAGGGCCAGGGTGGCGATCAGGCCGGCGGCAATGGCGCCGAGCGAGAGGGTGGTGTGGATCAGGTCCATCAATCCGGCGGCACCAAGTGCAGCGGACGTGCCGCCGACCACCGCTGTGGTCTTAGGGCTGGTCAGTATGTCGGCGATTATGCTCCGCAATTCGTCGCTCAAGATCATCGTTCTTCCTTTTCCAGATGAAAGCTCGGGCTTTGAAAAGAAGCGAAACGAAAAACGCCGAAACGCCGAGACAGATAAGAAGGGTCGCCATTGCTAGGCCATAGAATTCGTGCAAGTTGCGCATAGGATATCACCGTTATCGCCACATTGAGGGCGGAAATTAACGGCGAGATTTTGGCCGAGTAAGCGACGAAGCTTAAAAAATTTACAACGATAGCGCAGAAGGCTAGGCGCTGGAGGTCAAACGACGCTTTGCCCCGGACCAGCGCGGCAGCGGCTAGCAAGGCGCAAGTGTTGGTTAAAGCAGACAAGCATTGATTGATACCAACGCTCAACAGATTGTTATCCGGGGCGAACAGGGCGAGTTGCGCCTGCGCCACCCCGAACGTGATGGCCAAGCACAAGGCCCGACCTATCCAATCTGAGCGGTTCATGGCCTACTTCTTGCCCTTGGGGGCGAAGGTTTTCGGCGCGGGTTTGGCCGGCTTGGTGGGTTTCACCGGAGTGGCCGTGCTGCGCCCGCTGGGTGGTTTGTTTGGATCAGGGACATTGCCGCCGGTAGCCATGATATTTCCTTTCAGGGTGGATGTACGCGAATTCTATCACTCTTCCTCGGCTTCCGGCGCGGGCGATTCCAGATAGCCCGGATCAGGGTCCGGCTGCGGGGGCATGTCGCCGGGTGGCGGGAACTCGGTAGGCGGCGGCACGTCCGGATCCGCCACGTCGGGGCGCGGCCGGCAGGTCATCGCCGTGACGCCCTCCGCTTCGTACATGCCCAGCTCCACGTAGGCGATGCATAGCCATTCGGCGTCGCACATGGACGCCACAATGACGTTGATGATTCGGCCATTCTGGTCGAGCAGTTCAACAGCCGGCAGCACCGGGTCGTCGATGGTGCAGGTGTTCGGTGGAATATTTTCCCAGCCCATGAGGTGCCCCCTTATTTGAAGTAGCGGATGATGATGCAGCCGCCGGTGGCGGTGCCGCCGGTGCCGCTGCTCTGGTTCCCGCCACTGCCGCCGGCGCCGTAGCCGTTCGCGTTGGTGACGTTCGGCACCTCCAGTGAAGGGCCGCCGAAGCCGTTATTCGAATCCCCGCCGGCACCCATCAGAAGGCTGCCTACGCGGGGCGTTCGGGGGCGCGGTGCAATCACCATGTCCGCCCCGGTGGCGCCGGTTGCAGTCGCGGACAGCGCGGCGAAGCCGGAGAGCGTAAATGTGGTGGTGCCACCGAAGGCGGGGTCAACCGTGGTGGTGCCGGGCGCGGAGGCACCGCCGATGGAGATAACGGCCGTGCTGCCGACTACTGCATCCCGGAAGCGTTTTATGGCGCACCAACCCGCCTCGCCCCCGCCACCTCCGTTACGGTTGTAGCCGCCCTGTCCGCCGGCCTGCACCTCCACCTCGAAGCTGGCTGCGTCCACTGTCCACGTCGAGCCGGACGTGAGAACGACCATGTACTGCTTGGCGCCCACTGTCGGGGTACCGTCGCGCTTAAAGACCGTGACCCAAAAAGCGCCATCCATGCGGATAACTTCTGCTTGATCCCCCGCGACTACGGTTTGCGTACCGCCATAGACGTTCATGCCCGCGCCTTGCTGGAGCGTCGCCGTACCGCTGAATAGCAGGGTGCGTTTAGCGCCCGCTTGCGGAGATGCCGTAAAACCCGTGATAGTGCCAGTCCCGGAGAGGACTACAGAATTCCCCGCGCCGCTCCAGATATCGGGGGTAGCACTTACGGGTACGTCGGCCGCCTGCCTCTCGTTGAGCGCTCCCGTCAGGTTGCCGCCGGTGATGCCGCCGGTCGTTCCGGCTACACCCTTCTCACCGCTCGGCCCGATCACCCAGTTCGCCACGGTGTTGCCGCTGGTCGCCGGGTTGACGTCGGTGACGGCGAGCGTTAGGGTGGTGCCGCTGTACGTGGCCGTGCCCACCATCCACTGCGCGGCATTCGTCGGGTTGACCGCCTTGAGCGTCTGGTTCGCGGTGAACTGTTTGCCGGCCTGCGTGGTGAAGACTTTGGTGCCGGTGCCTATCACCAGCGACGTGGTGCTCGTCGCCGTCAGCGCGGCGGCGTAGTTCTGCGCCGCGTCGCGCGCCGTCTCGGCGGCCGTCTGCGCTGCCTGCGCCGCGTTGCGGTAGGTCAGGGCGGTGTCGCGCGCGGCTTCGGCCGCGTTGCGATAGGTCAGCGCGGTGTCGCGATAGCCCATCGCGGCGACGGCCGAGGCGGCGCCGTCCAGCGCATTGGCGTAGACGTTGGCGGCGATGGCCGCGATCTGCGTCAGGATGACCGTGGAGAACCACGTTACCCACGCGTCAACGCGGTTGGAGAACGTGGCGCGGTCGCCGCGCTGCGGGAGATCCGCCGGTGGCGGGGTGTATCCTGGTGGGGGCGTCGCGGCCATTAGATAGTACCTTTCACTGTGATATTAATTACCGGCGTGCCGAAGTCATCGTACTGCTGGCGCGCGCTCATGAGACCGAATACGGTCAGCGCTTCATACATTGTCGCCGAGCTGCCCACCACCACCACGGGGATACCGAGCAATTCCTTGACCGTATCTAACACGGCGTTGGCGTCCTCGATATTCATCCGGCAGCTGATCGTTAGACCGGTGGCGTTGGGGCCTTTCTTCGTTCGCGTGCGCCCGAAGGGGTCAGTGACTACCCGGCTAAAGTCGATCGGCTCCACCGACGCGCCGCGCTTAGGGACACCCAGGGGGCGCATGTCGCCGATTGCGAACATACCTATTTTCGGCTGACCGCTGACTTTGGTCAACGTCAATGCGATCTCGGCGTCGTTGTACGGGTCGATGCCGGTGGTGATGAACTGCGTCTGCGGCTTGAAGCGGTCGAAGAAATACTCATAATAGTCAGCCGGCGCCGATCCTTCAAGCGGGCCGCTATAGGTATAGATCACGCTGCCGCCGGGCGCATCCTTCGCTACTACGCTGATGCTGTCCGCATCCAAGCCGAACAGCGCAAAGCCGTTGAAATAGCCGGGCGTCAAGGTGTACGACAGCGTGGTGCCCGTGCCCACTGTCTGTGTGTTGATCTCCGGGTCGAACAGCGCGAATTTATTGGTAGGCACGTCATCAATCCAGTACGTCACCTCCCCCGCCGCGTTAAACTGATTAGCTGGTATCTCGGGGTCTTTCGGCGCCGCCGAGGTCATGGCCGCCGCCGCCTCGTAGACCCGGTGCGTACTGGCCTTGTAGACCCGATCCCCCACGGCGTAGTTATTTGGCCCCCATGCCGGGTTCGCGTCTTCCGCCGCCAG